AAGCCCATACCAAAGACACCCACTTGTCCTAGCGAAAGCTGGGGGTGGGGTAGCTAACAGTAAGGTCTATGGGATCGACTTGATAGAAAAAGGTAGTCTATCACAGGCTATAGACACCGCAGTATCTAAGCCGTTCTTTATAGAACGTGTAGGTCTCGATCTTGATGAACAAGGAATACCACTAACAGGCTACAAGGTTATCTCCAGACTAGCCCCACAAGTATCTACTGACAGTTCTAATGGTCAGTTTAGTTTTACTTTCGGAGCCGCAGATACACCTCATGCCACTCCTAACTACGGCAGTGCAGTAACCTTTAATGCTCTTACTGACTACAAGGTTGATGCCCGTATGTCTGGCAGATACTTGTCGTACAAGCTGGCAACCACAGCTGACAAAGACTTCAACTTTACGGGTATGGATGTCGAGATCACTGTGACTGGTAGGAGATAACAATGGCTATCTCAGATAAAATAAATATGCTGGTGTCTGCTTATGTCAGGCGCACAGCACCAACACTTACTCCAGAGTTCCTCCCCAACTACTTACAGGAAGAACTAAGAGAAATAGAAGCGTCTATAAAATCATTAGCAGACGCAAGTACCCAAGTAACCGACAGAGAACCAACCAACCCAAGAAAAGGCATGGTTCGTTATGCCGTGTACCCTTGGGAACCATTAGGATCAGGCGTATCTAAACTTGTTGTCTACAATGGCACAGCTTGGGTTGCTGTATAAAATAAAAGGAATATTATATGTGGGGCGCAATTATAGGTGCTGGAGCCAGCTTACTTGGCTCAAAGATGCAATCGAAAGCACAAGATAAAGCAAACGCGGCTAACATGGCTTCGTTTAACCAATACAAGCCATACGTGGATGCCAACTTAAAAGGCTCAGAAGCCGCACTAGGTGGAGTCTTAAACACTGGAGCCTACCAAGGCCAAACCCTAGCCGCCCCTAACCAGTTCCAGACAGGCACTGCTAATACTATGGGCAACTATGGTACTAATATGATGAACAGTGGTAATGCCATGATGGGCAATACAGCTGGCTTTGGCAACAACGCCAACTCATTGTATGGACAGTATCAAGGTATGTCAGAAGCGGCACAGCAAGACCGCCTTGGCAACGCTATGAACTACGCATCAGCAAACTCTGGCTCTCTAGTAGACGCCGCAATGCGTGATGATCGTCGTAACCTACAAGAGAACACATTGACTGGTATAGACATGGCGGCAATGGGTTCTGGTAACATGAACTCTAGTCGCGCTGGTGTAGCGGAAGCAGTAGCTAACCGAGCATATGACGACAGACGTGCCGATGTAGCTACAAACATTCAGAATAGTCTTATTGATCGTAGTCTTAACCAACAGGCACAGCAGTTTAGTGACCAAGGTTCTGCATTGCAAGGTGCTGGACAAGCTAACCAAAGCATCCAAAGTGCTTATGGTGTTGGCATGAATACTTTAGGACAAGGTGCTAACTTCGGTATGAACGCTGGTAATGCCTTACAAGGCTACAACCAAGCACAGCTGAATGATCAGAAGCAACAATTTGAAAACCAACGTGACTTTGAACTAGACCAGCGTAAAGGCTACCAGTCTGGTATCTTAGGTAAGGCTCCAGAGACTTCAAATAAGTTCCAAGCCAACATGAATAATCCGTATGCCGCCGCACTAGGTGGTGGTATGGCTGGCTTTGGTTTCCAGCAACAATATCCAGATTTCTTTGGAGGCGGACAGCAAACTAGCTTTGCTAGACCTCAGATGAACCCAACAGCCAACCCACACATGAGATAAAGGAGGAAGATAATGCCAGCCGCAGTAAGACGACCAGTTCTAACGCAGAGCTATCCCAACTATATGCCCCCTATGCCTCCAGCTTTAAATACAGAGCCTAAAATTCCACCTAAAAAGAAGTCTAACCTTGTACCTATGGTAATCAATGAAGGCACAAGCATGGCCTATACAGTCATGTACGACCCAGAGAGCAATAAAGTTGTCTCAGATGGTTCTGACGTTTCTAACATGATGACCAGCAACATTGGTGCTGAACAAGAAACTCTTAAAGCCGCAAACGAGCAGTACAGAAAAAACACTGTTGTTGATCCATACCAAGAAGCTGAACAGCGGATGAAGGTTGCCAACGATAAATTTAACTTAGCTCAACAATATGAACTAGGCGCAAGTCCTTACCTAGAAGAGTACACACAAGCAAAACAAGACGCTGACAATATATTAGCAAATGATGTACAGCCAGATGCTATTGATGGTGTTTTGAATGCTACTAATACCTATAAACAAGCACCTCATGCATTAGATGTCTTCGAGCAAGGTATTCTAAACGACAAAGAGAATGCTAGACAGTATTTAGGTAAAGACATAATGGCGTCTGTTGACGAGTTTAATGCAACAGACAGTGCTGTACTTAAAAATGATCAGTATGACCCCATAGATGATATGGTAGCTGGTGAAAACCTATTTGCATATGACGACCCTAATCCTGTTCTTACAGACAAGGGTAAGCCTAATCCGAACCCTAAAGGTAATGGTATCTTAAATACTGATACTACATCTTCTAGTGACCGCAAAGGTAGCGCAGTGTCTTCTAATGCCCGTGGCTCTATGATGCCATACGCTAAGATCAACAGAAACGAAGCACTTATGCGTATCGGTGGTGCTATAATCGGTGGTTCAGACCAAGGATTTGCTGGTTCAGCAAGAGCCGCAACTCAAGAGTTTGGCAACATCCAAGATGCTAACAGAGCCTCAGAGACAGCCGCATTTAACAAAGCAGAAGCAACAAGACTTGCTGAAGAACGTATAGCGGCGTTGAAGGCTAAAGGTAGTGGTAAATCATCTGACAAAGATAAAGAAACTTTTAATAACGTAAGTTCACAGCTGAACTCGTTTCAGTCTGGTTTAGATGCAATAGCACAAAGTAAAGCTGAAGGTGGAAACCTAACAGGTGTAGGTGGTATCTTTAAGTCATTTATTGACAACTATACTGGTAGCCCAGATGCGGCTAGACGACTGTTATTAAGCAGACTTAAAGTTGATGATGCATTACTTAGAGTTGCAGAAACAAAGGGTGCCATTTCTAACAAAGAGATGGACTTATTCTTACAACCAGCACCGAAGAACTTCCAAGATGAGAAGATTTGGGTGGACTGGATCAACGAAAGAATGGTTGCTCTAAGAAACGTACAAAACAGATTAAATGGCAATGTAGTCATTAACGAGTCTGAGCAGTCTTATAGATATAGAGCACCCGTATCGAACTATAAACCAGTTGAGGTTGATGGTTTCAAAATCCAACAGAAATAATAGGTACAGATATGCCAACTTTTGAGATAACTACGCCAGATGGACGTACTTTTGATATTACAGGTGACACCCAAGAAGGTGCATTAGCGGCTTTAAAGAAACACCTTGGTAACGAAGAAACTACAACAGCTGAAGTTGACACTTCAGTTAGTGGCGCGGCTAAATTTGGCTACGATAATGCAGGAAAACTTATAGGTCAGGGTATCCAAGGTGTTGGTGAACTGACAGGATCAGAAGGTATTGAGAACTATGGTAAGGAAATGGCTGAACGCAATGAACGTGAGATTGCGGAAGCGAACTATCAGCGTCCAGAAGGTGCTGATGGCATTATTAAGAACCTACGCGAAGGCGATCTTGCAAATGCTGGTAAATCTTTACTCTACGGATCAGCGGAAGCCGCCCCACAGGTACTAGCTGGTACAGCGGCATCTATCGGTGCTGGTCTAGCTGTAACTTCTGCACCGATTGTCGGTACAACTGTTGCTATCGGTGGTACAGTCTATGGTACTTTAAGTGCACTAGGCGAAACACGCGATGAGAACGAAGAAAAAGGCATAGACACAACTGCAACCATGCAAGACTTGGGTGCGGCTGTAACCTCTGGCCTCATAGAGCTACTGCCCGTCAAAGGCGGTGGCTACACTGTGAAGATACTGAAAGAAGGCATACAGGAAGCTGGTCAAGAAGCCACAATCATGGGTAACACTGCCATCAAAGGTGGTGAGTATGTTACTGATGAAGTCGTAAACCGCATGGGTGACGCTGGGCTTATTGGTTCTACACTAAGTGGAGCCGCTAACACAGCAATATCAACTGTTACTAAGACTGGTGAAGTTGTCTTTAAACCAAGGCAAGAACTAGCCCCAGAAGTTGACCAAGCGGCTGGTGATGTATCTCGTATGATCAAAGAAATATCAGAAGACAGCGGATACAATCTAAAAGACATCGACCCCTCTTCACAGAAGGGTGCTAACCAGACACTTACAAGTGTTAGGAAGGCTATACAGACAGAAGTAAATGCGGCGGCAAGCCAAATTAACAAACAGATTGTAAAAGACTTAGACCCTGAGACTATTGATAAGTTTAAGCGTATCATTAACACATCAAACCTAAAAGTTGGCGGCAGTGTAACACCAGCTGACATACAGTTTGTGAAAGACATCGCTGGATCAACAGAAGTTGGTCAAAAGATGGTGAATGGGCTCTATAAATCAAATGTACTGACAGAACTTTATGCATCTGGCCTCAAAGGTGGCTTCTCTAAGTTTACTGATGTGTTCAACCCGATCAATAATGTTGGCAAAGGATACAACCCAGCGCGAGATGTTGCTGGTATGTTAAACTTTGGTGCTATTGCTGGAACAGGTGGTGCATCTTTAGCAACACAGATACCTTTAGTTGCTGGTGGACGTGCAATAGATGCAGTCACAGGCCGTAGGTCTAAAGTAAACCGCTTTGTCAAAAAGAACATCAAGAAAAGTGGACTTAATACACCTACAGGTACAAGCCTACCCTTAAACAAAGCCCAGCAAGCACAGGCCAATAAAAAGGCCAAAGATGCTATTAACAGGGCAATGAAGAAAGCGGCAAAAGCTAAAGCAGATGCAGAAAAGCAAGCATTGTTTGTCAAAATGTATGAGGAAGGCCAACACCCTAATCCAGAGTCACCTAGAGGCATTGCACACACTGGACTACGTGAAATTGGCAACCTTGGTGATATGACACCAAAACAAATAGATGCTGAAATCTTACGGGTCTTAAACAGGCGGCTTGCAAAAGAATCAGATGCTAGTGTCCGTAAGGCTCTTAATGCTTACAAGTCACACTTAAAGACTGGTAAGATGCCAGACAATGACCAAACACTATCTTATACTGTCGGTGTAATTAAAGGTGGATTTAAGTTTCCAAAAATTGATCCAGCTGCACCTACGTCACCAGTAGCACCTACACCCCCTGCACCATTGCAAAATAGTCCAGCGGTACAACAGGGTATTGATGACAACAGAAAGTTTGTTCAGAATTTAAAAAACAAACTGGCTTCCGATCTTACTGTTAGCGATGGAGACAGGGCTGTACTAAATGACTCATTAGATGAGTATGGACTCAGTTTAGGCAGTAATCCAGAAAAGGCATCATTAGAGATTACTTTTAGGGCTAGAAAAGCATTAGATAATCGGCAACTTGTAGAAAAGTATTTAATGCCGTATCATCAAAGGGTTTTACAACAGCAAGCAGAGATAAAGGTAAAAGGTAAGAAGAATGCCCCAACCAAAACTACCGCCACACCTCAAGAAACTCCTCAACCAAGTGGACAAGGAACTGCTAGTGGACAAACAGCCGTACAAGGAACTGGAGAAGCTAAACCCACTCAACTGGCCTCATCTGGTGTACTCGCAACAACCACCCAAGAAACACCAAAAGTAAAAAAGGTCACAGTAAAAGCCGTTAAGGACATAATACCTGACACCGATGCAGTAGTGCAAATTGGCAAAAAAGGTACAAAGTACGAAAACGGAATACAGGACGTTGATACTGCCTTAGAGGTGGCTAATCTTCTAGGCATTACAGCACAAATGATGAATAGTGGCACTGCTTTACAAAACATTACTAACACTGATTCTGGCACTGCCGCTGTTCATTCTTGGAATCCTAAAATGAAAGGCTTTGGTAGTAGGGTGTTTGCTATAAAATCAGGTGGAAGTTTTAAAGGTAAAAAAGTTCCGCCGATTGAATCTTTGATGTCACTGCTCCATGAAATGGGGCATTCGCTTACACAGGGTAACATGGATGGTAAGGGTGAATTTGGCATAACTTTAGTTAAGAACCCGTTTAGTGGTAAAAAAAACCTCGTAGGAGGCAATAGCTACAATAGTTCTGTTATGAAACCAATTCTTGAAGGTAAAGGTAAAAACCACCCAGCAATTAAAGAAATACATGCTTTCCAAGAAGCTGGCATAGCATTTACAGAAAAAGACCCAAACAGCAAAGTCGAAGCCAGAGATATTAGGAAAATGCTGTTAAGGCTAAACCTTTACAAAGACCCTGATGTAGTTAAGCAAATAAAACAACAGATAAAAGATTATCGCGCCTACACTAACATCACAGCTGAGTTATCTGTTGATCCTATGTGGTTGTACTTAATGAACCCAAAACTCGCCAAAGAGCTAATGCCTGTCAACACAAAGTTAATACAAAAAGAGTTTGATAAGGCAAACAATGGTAAGATTAAGTTCTACGGACATCCTCTTGCAACAGTATTAGCCATAGTCACAGCAATGGTTGCGATGAACTCTGGAGAGGACGAAGAGCCGAATGAAGGCATACTCAGTCCGCAAGATGGCATCCTATCAGCATAACAACATACAGCCCCAGCAATGGGGCTTTATTATTCTAAGGACATTAGGAGAAACCAATGGGAGCACCAAAGGAACCAAGAAAGAAGTCACCAAAGAAAGAACTAACGCACCCAAAGAAGGCTCGAAAGGGCAAAGATAATTACTTCTCGACGCTAATGCAGACCGAGGAAGGAAGAGCACTACGAAAGCAGTGGTCAACCAAAAAACGTAAGAACGGAGGAAGGCCAGTAGGCACTCCAGATGGCTACACGTTAGAGGCCATCACCCCCATCCGAAAACAAGCACAGAAAGACGCTGAAAGGATTGTGGCTATCATGGCTAAAGACAACAATATTGATGATGAATATGCGGTAGAGGCTCTTAAAACAGCTGTCGAGATCATGCGCGAACCAGCGCAGAACCGAGACAAACTAACTGCCGCAAGAATGGTCTTAGACTTTACTAAGACAAAACCAGTTTCAAAGAGCGAAGTCACTGTTGGTAAAGCAGAAGCCTTCTTGGAGTCGCTTTTAGTAAGTGACACAGAGGAAGAGCAAACCGACGATGGAAACGAAACTTAAAGAA